TCCTGGACCAAATATTTTTACAATACTATTATCACTGGCTCGCATAAAGCCACCAATGCTATTTATATTTCCATTTACAGCTAGTTCACCAACTTCAGGTAAATCAGATGCACTAGGGGTACTATCCTGTACAACACTATTCTTTAATTTAATTTGAATCGACATAGTTTACCTTGACTTAACTAAAGGATACATCAATTTAGTAAGTTCCTCCACTTAATGCAGAAACATTTTGAAAAGAGCCACCAGATTGTAGTACTAAAATCTGACCAGTTGTAGGACTACTGATCGTAACGTCAGATAAGTCATTCAAACTGGACACACTACCAGGTCCAGATAAGGTATCAATTCTATCCCAATCATTTAATCCCATACATAAACACCAATCCCCTGCATCAAAACTTGTTGCTGGTACAACTGCTGTTCCGTTTCCAGGGGTAATACAAACAAAATAAGCACCAGTTAATGCTGCTGTACCTGCTGGTATTGCATTACCTACACTGAAACCTGCTGAAACTCCAAAAGTTGTAAGTGTTACTATCAAGCCATTTGTTGCATTAAATGTTCCGCAGAATCTAAGGTTTTCTTCTGATAATCTTCCAAAACCAACAGAAAAGAAACTGTTACCGTTAAATATTCTTAACTGTCCTGTAGATTCTTGTAACCAGAACACACCTGTTGGCAGATCAGATATATCAGGTGATGCTTCTTGTATAAATCCAGTAGATAAGTTTGCTAACTTATCCATAGTGATAGCATCATTAGCTACAAAGTTTGTACCAAACGTACCAGTTGTAATTTTTGAAGTGGCTAAATCGGGAATATCACCAGCAGCAAGGGTTGTTCCAGAAGTTACAATACCTTGAGCCGATACCGTTACTTTTGGATATGTACCTGCTGTTACACCACTATTTGCTATAGATAAAACACCTGTACCTGAAATTGCTAAAGGAGCAGAAGCAACTGGTATTGATACAGCACCAACAGCAGACGCAGTAGCTATAGGCATATCACCTGCTACAAGAGCAGTAGTAGCTGTAATTAATCCTTGATCGTTGAAAGTAATTCCTGATCTGGTCGCACCAGTAACAGTATTGTTTATTGATAATGCACCTGCTGCTGTGACAGCCAAGCCACCTGCTGCTGGAACGCTTATAGCTCCAACTGCTGATGCTGTAGCTTCTGGTAAATCACTTGCAACTAATGCTGCTGTAGATGTTATAAGTCCTTCATTATTATATGTAATACCATTTCTAGCTGATGATCCTCCCGCTACTGCATTATTAATTCCTAAATTACCTGATGCTACATTTAATGACCTGTCTAAATTTGATGTATTTAATTTTGCTGCGGTAATTGTGCCATCTGTTATCTTTGTACCCGCAACTCCCGATGCTATCTTTGCGTCAGTAACAGCAGAAGTTGCAATCGCAGCCGTATCGACAGCATTATCAGCTAATTCACTAGAACCAACTGCATTTGCAGCTATTTGTGTAGCAGTTATTGTATTATCAGCAATTTTGGCAGCAGTAACAGCGTTGTTAGCTAATTTTCCTGTAGTAATATTTAAGTCTGTAACTTTTGCAGTCGTAACAGCATTTGTTGCAATAGCTGCACTATCTACTGAGTTGTCAGCAAGCTCAGACGCTCCAATAGCATTAGCAGCGATAAGGCCAGCAGTGATAGTATCTGAAGCAATTTTTGCACCTGTTATAGCATTATTTGCAATAGCAGCAGTATCCACTGCGTCATCTGCCAATTCATTTGCAGTTACAGCATTATTAGCAATTTGCGTTGCAGTAACAGAAGCAGCAGTAAGTTTTGCTCCAGGAATATCTCCGTTACTAAAATTAGTTTTAGCAAAAGTAACAGCACTATCAGCTATTTTTGCAGTTGTTACTGCTGTATTTGCTAGTTTACCTGTTGTTACATTTAAATCTGTTATAGCTGCTGTATCTACCGCATTATCTGCAAGCTCACTAGAAGTAATAGCATTTGCTGCTATCTGTGTAGCTGTAATCGTATCATTTGCTAATTTTGCACCAGTTATAGTTGCATCTGTAATTTTTACATTTGTAACAGCATTATCAGCTAAAGTTGCAGTAACAATTTGACCTGCTGTCAAAGGATAACTTAGTGCTGTAGCTGGTATTGATGCTGAATCTACTAACCCAAAAGCACCTTGTACAAAGTTTTTTGCAGTTATTTTTTTCGTTTCTGTTGCACTGACATCAGCAACCGCAATCGGGTCTGTTGCTTGTAGTTGGGCTGAACCTAGTTCTGGTAATTGAGTAATCTGTAGATCAGCCATGTCAAGTCACTTTTAAGTACATCATAAATCTAAATTTAAGGATCTTCAAGTAAAATACCTTCTCCATCCTCTTGCAATAGTTTATCACTACTTTCTAACAACAAGAAGGAAGGTGGTACTCCATTATGAAGTCTAATTTCACCATTAGTTATGAATTCTATTCGTGCTTCTACTAAGCCACTTGCAGGTACATTAACAGCTACATTAGTAACAACGCACATTGATTGATACCACACACTATTTGTAGTTGCACTTGGATCGTGATAAACATAAAATCTTCCTTCAAAATCTGCTCCCTGCTGCATACGTACCAATAATTGACTTAGATAAACAGGAAATTCTGGGCTTGTAAAATCAGCCGTATCATTTTGAAAATTTCTATGTTGCCATATTGTTTGTATTGTTCCCTGTCCTGATATAAGACCATTTTCATATTGCCTTCTAAATTCT